ACTACCTAAAAGACACCTTAAAGAGATATTTCCAGAGTTTAAAACTAAGATCAACAAAGCTAGTAGTGACGAGAATGCGGAATACTCTTATACAACAAAGTCACAAGATGAGCTCCAGAAGGACTTTGGCTATAAAGATATCTCAGAGTCAGAGTCGGTAGATCCTGAGACATCAGAGCATGATGTATTTTTACAGTTCTTTGAAATGTATGAGAAGGTTAAAGTAAAGTATATCAATGTCTTCTATAAAATAGAGCCTACACCAGAACAGGTAGAACAAGTAGAAGCTCAGATAGCAGAACAAATGTCTCAGATGCAGCAAGAGATGGAACTGCAGATACAAGAAGAACAAATGAATATGCAGAAGAGTGTAGAGAATGGTGAGATCTCTCCAGAGAGAGCACAGTTTGAAGCACAGAAAGCTTCTAAAGCTTCTGGTGAACAGCTGAAAGAAGCAGAGGCTCAGCTTCGTCAGGAGATGATGTCTAAAATAGACAGGGTAGAGAATGCTATTATAACAGAGAAAGAATTTAAGCTGATGATGGAAGATAAAGCATTTGCCAACAATGTCGTTGATCAAGTGCACTTCTTTTCCAGCCGTATTAAGCAGACCTGTGTTGCGGGAGATACACTATTGTACGAAAAGATCTTACCTGAAGGTATTACAGAGTATCCTCTAGTACCCTTTCATTTTAAGTGGACAGGTACTCCATTTCCCATATCTGCTGTTTCACCACTAATAGGTAAACAGATGGAGCTAAATAAAGCTCATCAGATAATGGTCCATAATGCAGCACTAGGATCAAGTCTTAGATTTATACATGAAGAAGGCTCTATAGATACAGACTATTGGGAACAGTATTCAAGCTCGCCCGGAGCATTACTTCCCGTAAGGCCAGGCGCTCAACCCCCAACTCCAGTATTGCCAGCTCCTCTGGCTACAGCATTCGCTCAGATTGTGCAGGAAGGAAAGGGTGACATGGAATATCTGGCTGGCATATACTCCTCCATGCAGGGTGATGTCTCTGGGCAGCATGAAACCTATAGAGGTATGCTAGCTCAGGATGAGTATGGTACTCGAAGAGTTAAGCAATGGATGAAGAATCTTATAGAACCAGCACTTAAACAGCTAGGTAAACTAGTAATGCAGTACTCTCAAGTAGTATATACAGCACATAAAGTATTTAGAATAGTACAGCCTAGTGCTTTACAGGAGCAGAGAACAGTTGAGATTAATGTACCTATGTACAACGATCTAGGAGTAGCAGTAGGCAAGTTTAAAGACTATGGCACTGCTAAGTTTGATGTAAGGATTATAGCTGGCTCAACACTACCAGTTAATAGATGGGCATATCTAGACGAGTTAAAGGCACTGATGCAATTTGGAGTTATAGATGATATAGCAGTGTTAGCCGAAACAGATATACGTAATAAAGAACAAATAGCACAAAGGAAAAGTGTATATGCGCAGTTATCAGGGCAAGTGGAACAGCTTAGTGAGGCGATTAAAGATAAGGACGGCACCATTGAAACCCTTGAAAGACAGCTGGTTCAAGCTGGTATTAAAACAAAAGTTATGCAAGCTGAGGTCGAGATTAACAAGTCAAAAGTAGAGGCTAAAGCAGGTATAGACAAAACAAAGACTGATGCTGAAGCGAAAAGTAAGGTCGTACAAGAACAAATGAGCAGTGAAGCGGCTGTACAAGGCCGTAAGCTAGGCTTAGGAGTTGACCATATTTTACGCTCTGTAGAATTAGAACAAAAAAAAGACTTGCAAAAGAACAGCGAGTCTTCGTAAGTTATGCAACTAACACAAAAGGAGAGTTAGAATGACAGAAGATAAAACCACTGGTAACCCTTCACAAGAAGGCTCTAGTAATGACTTCTTTAATGCGCTAGAAGATGATGTGAATAGCGCTATACAAGATAATATCACACACGACGAAACCACTGAGGCAACCCCTCCAGCTAAAAGCGACACCAAAAAGGTAACTCGCAAGAAAGAGGGCTCCGAAACGGATGTGGACTGGGAAACACGCTACAAGGACTCTACCAGAGAAGCTCAACGGATACATTCCGAGCTATCTGAACTAAAGCCCTTTGTTCCCGTACTGAACGCGATGAAAAACGATAGTGCTCTTGTAGATCATGTGAGAGATTATCTAGAGAATGGTGGAGCTCCTAATGCTTCGGTTTCAAGTAGGCTTGGGCTAGATGAGGACTTTGTATACGATGCGCATGACGCTGTATCAGATCCTAGTTCAGACTCAGCGAAAGTTTTTGAACATACTGTAGACAAAGTTGTCACTAGTAGAGTTCAACAATTGCTAGCTAACCAAGCTGAACAGACTAAGCGGAAAGCTATACAGTCTCAGCGAACCAAAGAAGAGGTTAAGTTTAAAGAGGAAAATAAGATGAGTGATGAAGAGTTTTCTGCCATGATGGAGAAAGCCAACAAGCATGTTATGACCTTGGATGACTTACATCTTCTGGTTAACAAGGATAAGATCCACACTAATACAGCCAATTCTGCCAAGCAAGAAATGCTTGACCAGATGAAGAATGTAAGAGAGATACCTACAAGTGCAAGTAGTGCCAACAGTGCTGCAGGCAGAGAGAGATCACTAGATGATGAGATCTTCGATGCTTTGAATGGCTCTGATGGCAATGTAGATAACATGTTCGGATAGAGAGCTCTACATAGAGACCTCTATTTTAAAGCACATAAGAAAAGGAGGTTAGCTCTATGGCTGACTTATTTAAATTAGGTGATTTTGAAAGAGCTGAAGCACCCCAGAATGCTGGTGGTGGTCATGGTTCCGATAGTCTCCTGACAGGTGCGTTACGTCGGAAATACAACTTCGGTGATCGTGTGTCTGAGCTTAATGTCGCACAGGACCCCTTTTTTCGGTTCCTGAGCAAGGTAAGCAAAAGACCGACTGACGACCCTCAATTCAAATACACCGAACGCAGGCCTTCGTGGCATAAGCGTTACGGCTACATATCCAAGGCTGGCGCATCTGCCTCCCCTGAATCATTAGCTTCTACCTGTAATGCTATGGATGATCCTACTACACCAGATGTGTGGTATGCTCAGTTTGGCTGTGATTACTCTAACCAGGGTAACCTGCAAAATGTACTTGGACAAGCTGTTAAGTATGAAGTTGGTGCTGCTAATACAAAACCAAACTTCTTCTTAGTAGGCCAAGTAATAAAAGTACCAGTTGACTCCGCAGGAGTATCTGATTACATATCTGCAAGAGTAGAGAGTGTAACTGATGTTGGAAATTACCAGGAACTAAAGCTTACAACTGTTAAAGGTTGTGATGCTGATTCTACCTTTAAAGGTGTTCCTACATCTGTCGATGCTGGCTCTGTTGCAGCTGAAGATGCAGCTGTAAATGAGGAAACTCTTGCTGCATTTAAATGCTATGTAATGGGTTCTGCCTACGAAGAAGGATCTGGTTATCCTGATACCTGGAAAGACCAACCCTGGTCAACCCAGTATGGACAAACCCAGATCTGGAAAACTGCTATGGCAATGACCAATACTGCTCGTGCTACTGTACTTAAATACAGTGCTAACGAGTGGGCACGTGTTTGGAAAGAACACTTGATTGGTCATAAATGGGATATCGAACAGTCTTTACTGTTTGGACGACAAAACTCTGAAGGTGACATTAAGTACACTCAGGGTGCTGTAGATTATTGCTTGAACTTTGGCAATATCTTTAGTCTTGACATTAATACAAAGACAGCTGATGACTTCTTAGACGATCTCTCATCATACATGGATCCACGTTATGCATCACAAAGTCCGACAGTATACTTCTGTCCTACTAGCGTGTATAACTGGTTGCATAAACTTGGTGGATACTTCAAGAACAATTTAGAAGTTTCTCCCCAGTTCCGTGCAGACATTGCAATGACCGGTAAGAAGAAGGTCTTTGGTGTAGATATCTCTACATTTAGCACTCCTTATGGAGACATTAATGTAGCAAGAAATATTCACCTTGACGGTACAGATATCAAGCTATTAGGTATTGGCATGAAGAACTGTGCATGGAGACCTCTTGTAGGTAATGGTGTTAATCGTGACACTTCAGTATATGTTGGAGTCCAGACTCTGGAAAACAGCGGTATTGATCGTCGGGTTGACTTAATCTTAACTG